TTAGCTCAAGGAAAACCTATAACAACGGAAACTATTAAAAGAATGTTTAGTTACCTAAGTAGAGCGCGAGAAGACTACGACGAAAACGATACGAAAGCTTGCGGTACTATATCATATTTACTATGGGGAGGTAAAGCCGGGTTACGTTGGGCGGGTTCTAAACTTAAAGAACTTGATTTAATGGAAGAGGATTTAAAAAAGCCTTGTTACGACGGTTACGAAATGATAGGCTTTAAAATGAAGAACGGCAAAAAAGTACCTAATTGCGTTCCAATAAAATAATATGAATTATAACCCAAGTCCTCAAAACGATAAAAGAGCTTGTCTTTGTAAAGACGGAGTAACCTATTCTCGAGAATGCTGCGACGGAAGTTTACAAGCGCAAGGTATAGGGAATGTAGTAAAGACTACTACGACAAGATATTACAAAGTTACTAATTGTAGCGGAGGAACTAAGCATATACATACTCACGATTTAGATTTAACGGTAGGGGATATATATTACTTAAAATTTGTACATAATAATCATTCGGATTGCTATACTATAACCTCAACAAGAAACAATGGTCACTTCGAAATAATTTCGGCAACGGCTTATAATAATTGCGGTCTTTGTCAAGCGGCTAACTAAAAATACAACAAACAAAAAAGTAATTTATTATATATATATGAAATCAACTGATATGCTAAATAAAGTAAAAGAAATTCTTGGGGTTGAATTATCCGAAGAAAAGGAAGTAAAGTTGGCACAAGCCGAACTTGAGAACGGGACTATTATAGAGTCTGAGACCTTCGAACCGGGAAACGAGATCTTTATAGTAACGGATGACGAACGTGTTCCATTACCTATCGGAAATTATAAATTAATTGACGGTGAGAGTTTAATTGTTAAGGAGGAAGGTATTATATCTTCTATCGGAGCCGTTGAAGAAGAAGAGCCTACCGAAGAAGTAGAAGCTGAAGAAGTAAAAGCGGAAGAGGAAAAAGAAGAAATGGGTTACGCTACTAAGGAAGAACTTGAAGAAGTTAAAAAAGTAGTAGAAGAAATTAAAGCTATTCTTATTCCAAAAGAGGAAGAAATGAGCGAAGACGCAGAGACTAGTGTTAAATCCGAAGAGACTACAACTAAAACCGTATACGCTCAAAAAGAGGAAATGTCTGAAGTTGAAAAGGTAAATCATAACCCGGAAAACGAAACAGAAAAAAAGATGAATCTTTATTCTCAAAAAAGAGGCAATACTACTTTAGATAGAGTAATGCAAAAAATATCAAACTTTAAAAATTAAATTAAATGTCAACAAAAATAACAACAAGTAACGACGTATTAAGAGCGAGAGCGGAGCAAGAAACTCTGACTACTACTCAAGATATTCCTGTAAACAAAGCAGGTACTGAATTCAATATAGCAACGGACGCAATAGTTTTAACTCTTCCTGCTATTTCTTCAGAAAATATAGGTATGGAATTTACTTTCCGTAATACGGGAGCGGACGGTAATAATATTATTACGCTTAGTCCTGCGGCAACGGATGCAATCCACGGAACTGTAGCGGCTGTACAATCGGGCGGTGTAGATAATAAAGATTGGATCAATACAAAAGCAACTGCTAATAAAGGCGATTGGTGTTCGATTAAAGCCGTAGCGTTAACCGACTGGTATTTAACAGGCGGAGACGGTGTCTGGGCAAGTGAATCATAATAATTAATAAATAAAAAATATACAATGGGAACGACAAATTCATTAACAACCACATATAGCGGTGAGTCCGCAGGTCAATATATCTCTGCAGCTCTTTTAAGTGGTTCAACTTTGGACAACGGATTAATTACCGTTAAACCAAATATTAAATACCAAGAAGTTATTAAAAAAGTAGCTTCTGACGATATCGTAAAAGATGCAACGTGTGACTTCGATCCAACATCGACTTTAACATTAACTGAGCGTATAATTACACCGTCAAATCAACAAGTAAACTTACAACTTTGTAAAAAAGATTTTCAAAACGACTGGGATGCTATTTCTATGGGATATTCAGCTTTTGATAGTTTACCTAGCTCTTTTGCTGACTTCTTAATCGGTCACGTAGCCGAAAAGGTAGCTCAAAGAACGGAGCAATCGATTTGGAACGGAGCAGCTGCAACGGCTGGACAGTTCGGAGGTTTTAAAGAGCTTCTATTAGCAGACGCGGACGTTACGGACGTAGGCGGAGGAGCTGCGGTAGATTCTTCAAATGTAATAGCAAAATTAGGACTCGTAGTAGATGCGATCGGTAGCTCACTCTATACAAGCGATGACCTATTTATATATGTATCGCAGAACGTAGCGAGAGCATATGTTAGAGCGCTTGGTGGTTTTGCCACAAACGTAGGGGCTGCGGGTATAAACGCAGACGGTACTCAATGGTATACCGGAGGGACACTTTCGTTTGATGGCGTAAAGCTCGCGGTAGCTAACGGATTAGCGGATAACACAATGGTAGCTGCAGAGAAAACTAACCTTTATTTTGGTACCGGTTTACTGTCAGATCATAACGAAGTGAAAGTGATCGATATGGCGGATATTGACGGAAGCCAGAATGTAAGAGTAGTAATGAGATTTACAGCTGGAGTTCAGTATGGCATCGGAAGTGATATCGTACTTTATTCTTAATTAGTAATTAACCAATAGAAGAGGTGGGTAAGCCAGTAGTGCCTACTCACCTTTTTTAATTTAAAATAATGTAGATATGGCTTGTGATTTAACAAAAGGTAGAAAAGAACCGTGTAAAGATTCGGTTGGTGGCATTAAAGCTGTTTATTTCGCAGACTTTGGTGATTTAACACTTACGTATGATAGTACAGATACAGATGTTGTAGACAGTTTTGGTTCAGTAACTGTATTTGAATATGATTTAAAAGGTAACAGTAGTTTTGAACAAACGTTCAATTCTAGTAGGGAAAATGGAACTAGTTTCTTTGAGCAAACATTAAATATAACTCTCAAAAAGCTAACAGTCCAAGACCACAAGGAACTAAAGTTAATGTCCTATGGTAGACCCCATATAGTAGTACACGATTACAATGGAAATGCTTTCCTTATGGGTGCAGAACACGGTTGCGATGTGACAGGTGGAACTATTGTAACAGGTGCAGCTATGGGCGATATGTCAGGTTATACACTTACGTTTACTGCTATGGAGCAGTTACCTGCTAATTTCTTGGAAGGTGCTACAGAAGCTAATGCTTTTGCAGGTCTTACTGGAACAGTCACAGTTACACAGGGTACAAACTCATAAATTTATTGTAACGTGTAGAAAGGGGGCTTTATGCCCCTTTTTTTATTAGTTAAATTATGTTAAAATATTTTGACACTACTGTAAAATTCTGTACGTTTACAATATAACAAAAAATAAATAACACAAAATGAATTATTTCGATAAACTAGTATTAGTAAGAACACAGTCAACATTTGATTTTTATCAAAGAATTAACAAACCCATAACATTTAAAAAAGCTGAACAAAAAGCAAGAGAAGATGTTATAAGGATGCACCAAGATGCTGTTGCAGAACAAAACGAAACAGTAGTAGATGTAACCACAGGTAAAACCTATAAACGGAAAGACTTACATTCTTAATAACACAGCAGCTTCGGCTGCTTTTTTTATATCTACAAAAAAAAGTTGTAGATTCGTTATATAAGTATGAAAATATTAAGTACCAGTACTAGTAGTCAAACCATAAAGGTAATTCCTAGAGAATATGTAGCATCAGCTACCTTAAAAATTACTGACGACTCAGCTAATACGACTGTAAGTTACAGTGTAAACCCTACGACAAGCAGAAATTATTTACAAATAGCTAATAGTTATGCATTAAAAGAAGGAAGGTTCTATAATCTAAAACTAGAAAATTCTTCAGGCGACGTTATATATAGAGACAAAATTTTTTGTACAGCACAAACAGTTAACCAAAATAACGACGATTATTACACAGTTAACAAAGATGTATACACTTCAGACACTAGTTTTGACAATGACTTTATAATATTATGAGCGACGTAAGAATAGTAAACCTTTCAAATTATACAACCCCTAGAGTTGTAGAAAAAAAATTTAAAAACTACGTTGAATACGGAGAAGACAACAATTACTTTCAATATTTAATAGACCGTTATAATGGCAGTGCAACAAATAATGCTGTTATAAATGGTTTGTCTGAAATGATCTATGGTAAAGGTTTGTCAGCAACTGACGCTTCAAGAAAACCTGAAGAATATGCAAAAACTATGTCATTGTTTAATGCTGACTGTATGAGAAAAATAGTATTTGATCTAAAGTTAATGGGTCAAGCAACTTTGCAAGTTATTTACAGTAAGGATCGTAAGACAATAGCACAAGTAGAACACTTTCCAGTTGAAACTTTACGGTTTGAAAAATGTAACGAAGAAGGCGAAATTGAAGCTTACTATTATCATAAAGACTGGATTAATATTAAGCCTAGTGATGAACTAAAACGTATACCTGCATTTGGTACTAGTAATGAGTCTATAGAAATTTTTTGTATAAAACCTTATAAGACAGGCTTTTACTATTATAGTCCAGTAGATTATCAAGGTGGTTTACAATATGCACAGCTAGAAGAAGAAATTAGCAACTATCATTTAAATAATATAAAAAATGGACTAGCACCTAGTATGTTAATTAATTTTAACAACGGTATTCCTAATGAAGAAGAACGTGCATTAATAGAGCGTAGAATATATGACAAGTTTAGTGGTAGTAGTAATTCAGGAAAATTTATTTTAGCATTTAATGACAACACTGACAGTCAAGCAAGTATTGAACCAGTGCAATTATCAGACGCACACCAACAATACGAATTCCTTTCTAGTGAATCTTCCAAAAAGATTTTAGTTAGTCACAGAATTGTAAGCCCAATGTTATTTGGTATTAAAGACAACACAGGACTAGGTAATAATGCAGACGAATTAAAAACAGCTAGTATACTAACTGACAATGTAGTGGTAAAGCCTTTCCAAAATTTAATTATAGAAGGACTCAATAAAATACTCGCAGTTAATAACATCTCCTTAAACTTGTACTTTAAGACACTACAGCCGTTAGAATTTACAGACTTAACAAATAGTGATGACTTAATAAATGACGAAACAGTAGAAGAAGAAACTGGTGTAGATCAAGAACAACAGTTAAGTTCACAGAAAGCACCTGCACAAATGGATAATGTAGCTAATGATCTTATAGAATTAGGTGAAGACATTGATGAAGGCACTTGGGAATTAGTAGACGAAATGGAAGTAGACTACAATGCAGAAGAAAAGTTAGACAAAATGATAGGTCTAGCATCTACAGGCACAGCAATACCAAGAGCAAAAAGTGAACAGGATAAATACATAGACGAAACACAATATAAAGTACGTTACCAATATTCCCCACAAAGGATCTCTGCTAACTCTAGAGAGTTCTGTAAAAAAATGGTAGCAGCTAATAAACTTTATAGAAAAGAAGACATACTAGCAATGGACAAAAAACCAGTAAATGCAGGTTGGGGTCCGAATGGTGCAGATACTTATTCAATCTGGCTCTACAAAGGAGGTGGGCTATGCCAACACAAATGGGTAAGGAAAACCTTTAAGTTTGTTGATTTACCTAAAGGACAAGGTGATGTAAAAAGCCCTAAAGCAAAAAAGGCAACTGGTAACCCTACAGGTGTAAAAAACCCTAAGAAAGTAGCACAGCGTCCTAGAGATATGAAAAATGAAGGATTTTTAAAACCACGTAACTAATGGCAACAGCACTTTTTATATCAAGAACAGATTTAGTAAAAAATACTATTTTAGACGGTAATGTAGACACTGATAAATTTATACAGTTTATTAAAATAGCACAAGAAATACATATACAGAATTATTTAGGTACAGACTTGTATAATAAAATTAGTACTCATATTGTAGCAGGTAATTTAGCAGGACACTATTTAACATTAGTAAATAAATACGTACAGCCGATGTTAATTCATTACGCAATGTCAGACTATTTACCTTTTGCAGCATATCAAGTTAAGAATGGTGGTGTATTTAAGCACCAAAGTGAGAATGCAGAATCAGTAGAAAAAAACGAAGTAGATTACTTAGTAAACAAGGAACGTGACTTTGCAGAATATTATACTAGAAGAATGATAGACTATATTAGTTTTAATAATAGTTTGTTTCCTGAATACAATACAAATAATAACGAAGACGTTTATCCTGACAAAGACAGTTTATTTCAAGGATGGGTGTTTTAAAAAAATACAAACCGAAGCAAAAAAACGTTATAAAACTAGAGCGTTACTTAAAAAACAAAAAACCAAAAGTAAATGGCTAATAATATAAATTGGGGATCTATATACTGTCAGATGATTACAGACTCAGGTTTTGGGTCAGATACAGCATATTCAACAAATAGTATACCTGATATATCAGCACCTAGTTGTTGGGGTACTTTTGAATTAACAGCAGATTTAACACAAATTTCAGGTACTGCATTTAGAGCAGACACTAATAAATATAGAGCAGATGCAACACAAATATAAAATAAATTAATTATGGCTAAACAAGTTATTAATATTGGTTCAGCACCGAATGACAATACAGGGGACTTTATAAGAGATGCCTTTGACAAAGTAAACGACAACTTTACAGAACTTTATACAGATGATGCAGGAGATGTAGGAAGTATTGTAGCAGGTACAGGTATTTCAGTAAATCAAGCAACAGGAGATGTAACAGTTACAAACTCAAGTCCAAATGCAACGCATACAGGTGATGTAACAGGAGCAACAGCTTTAACAATAGGTAATGATAAAGTTATTACAGCAAAAATATTAGATGCTAATGTTACAACTGCAAAAATTGCAAATGATGGAGTAACTTTTGCTAAACTTGAAAACAGATATACAGCACTTTCTGCTTTAGGCACAGGAAGTTCTTTTGCTTTAGATTTTAGTACAGCAACAACCTTTACAGCAGCAGCAAATGGAGCAGCTACATTAACTTTTTCTAATGCAGTACAAGGTCAAGTAATTGATTTAGTAATTACAGGTAATCACGCTTTGACTTTTGCTGAAACAGGCTCAACTTTTAACAAGGTAGGTTCTAC